AACTTGTCGGTCACGGCCTTGATGGCGGCCACTTCCGTGTCGACATACCCGGCGACCGTCGCCAGGTCCACAGCGCTGGCGCGCGAGCTAACCGTGGCGTCCAGGTTGGTGCCGAGGATGTAGCCGGCCTGCCCGGCGGAGTAGGAGCCGGGCAGCGCGGCAACCCACGGATCGCCGGAAGCGCCGGCGGCGTTGAGAGCTTCCGCGGTACTGCCCGACACGGCCGCGTGCGGCGCGATCGGCTCGTCCCACACCGCGTCGGCCACGTCGGCAGCGCTGGGCACGGTGACGGCCGGAACCTGCTGCAGAGCCGGCGCGGTGAAGATCCAGCCATCGCTGGAGTTTTCCAGGGTAGCGTCGAGCTTGTCCGTGGTCGCCTTGATCGCCGCCACCTCGGTGTCCACGTAGCCGGTCAGCGTGGCCAGATCGGCCGCAGACGCGAGAGCGGTCAGGCCAGCGCCCGCAGCGCCGATCTCCGCCGTATCCACCAGGATCGAATCGACAATGCCGTCGATGGTGTCGATGCTCGCCTGCGACGCACGCGCGTCCAGGATCAGGTCCAGGCGGCCGCCGTTTGCCCAATCGGTCTGCAGCTCGTTCGTGTCGGCGAGGATGGCGGCGATCTCCGTGTCCAGGTAGCCAGCGACGGTCGCCAGGTTGGCTGCGGTCGCGAGCGTGGCGATCTGCGTGTCGAGGTTGGCGGAAGCCAGGCCCACGGCGCCGCGCACGCCAGCCGCGTCAAGGTCGTTGAACCCGGTCACGCCGGTGCCCTTGGCGAGCGCGATGTTGGCGCCGCTGGTCAGCTCGCGCGTGGCGGTTGCCCAGACGGCGGTACCGATCTCCGTGCCCGCATCTGCCGCCAGAGAGGAAGCGCTGATGCCATTGGCAGCGACCGAGGCCACCGAACCGTTCACGTTGCCGCCGACATTGCCGGTGACCGAGCCCACCGCACCCGTCACGGAACCCACCGCGCCAGAGACGCTGGCGACCACCTGATCCACGTCGATGTTCGTCGCCGACAGGTTGACCGCGGTCGTCGGGCTTCCGATGTTGGCCCAATCGAGGCCCGCCTCGCCGTCGGCGGAGACGTCGAGCGTGCGGCCCGCGACCGTGGCCTTCAGCGCGGAGTCCTTGCGGATGGAGAACGAAGCCACACAGGAGCCGACCACGGAGACGGAGTCCACGGTGCCGGTGGTGATCACAGCTTCGAAGTGGGAGCCCGCGGAGTAGAACGTCCCGTCGGCCGAAGTGTCGATGGCCAGGTGGTGCAGGCCGGTCAGCCCGTCGAAGTCGACGGTCAGCGTGATCCCGGCGGTGCTCTGGGTGAGCGACCCGTCCTTGTAGATCGAGACGACCGGCGTCCCGGCGAGCGTGAACGGCGCACCAGTGCTCGGACGATACGTCGTGAACTTGGTGTACAGGACGCTCGCAGCGTCGAAGTCGCCTAGATGCTTCATCGGTCAGCCCACAAGTGGTGAGGCAGCGCCGCCGCCGCGCCCGGAGAAGATGTTCACCACGATCCCGCCGCCGACGGCTGGCACGCCCAGCCCGAACGGATACATCAGAACTGGTGAAGCGAAACCGCCGGCAGGGTCGTCCAGCTCGAGCAGGTAGTATCCACTGCCGTCCTCAAGGACGTAGCCGCCGGAACCGTCCTCGAGGATGAATTTACTCGGCATGCTCGATCAGAAGAACGTGGTCACCATCACCATGCCGTGACCGCCCGCTCCGCCAAAGCCGCCGGCCACGCCACCACCGCCGCCGCCGCCGCCACCTGGGAAGCCGCCAGGGCCGCCGGTGGCCACGCTGGAGCCACCGCCCACACCACCCGACCCGCCGAAGGGAAGGCGCGCGGAGTTGGTGCCGGACGCCCCCTGCGCGGAGATCACGCCAGCGGCGCCTCCACCCCTGCCGGAGCCGCTGATGTTCGTGTTGGTCCGGCCGCCGGAGCCGCCGCCAGCGCCGCGCATGCTGTTGCCGTTGTTCGCGCTCGTGATTGCTGCGTCCGTGTCGCCACCAGACTCGCCGCCTCCGCCGCCCCAATCACCCTCGGAGCCGCCAACCGGTGCGGTGGTGCCAGAACCACCAGGTGCGCCGGTCCCGCCCGTCGCCTTCGCGTTGCTTGCCGCCGTCAGGCCGGCGCGGCCGGTTGCGACAGCCGGAGAGGTCGTGCCGCGGCCTGAGCCGCTGCCGCCGTTGCCTCCGTCGGCCGATGCAGCTGCAGTGGCCGCCACACCGGCGACGCGCGAGCTCGAGGTAAGCGGCCCTGCGTTGCCCTTGTCGAATTGGGAAATGGTGCCGATGTTGCCGGCCTGATTCAGAGCGGTGCCGGCTGCGCCGCCAGCGCCAGGCTGCACGGTGGCAGTGGCGCCCAGCTCTTCGGCTTCAAACCACGCCTCGTCATAGCCGCCGCCGCCGCCGCCGCCACCGCCGGCCGCGGTCGTGGTGGTGTTGCCGCCAGAGCCGCCACCACCGCCATCACACACCTGCGCAAAGACCTTGCGCGCGCCGCTCGGCTTCGTCCAGACGTCGTCCAGGTTCGGCAGCGAGCCGATGAACGACCAGGTCTCCGGGCCGCGTGGCATCGGAAACGCATCTGCGGGAACGAACGACAGGGTCGTGGAGACGTCGACCGTGCTGGAGCCCCAGGTGACGGTGGTCTCAGCTATCTCGCCAGCTTCCGACACAGAGCCGCTCACGATGTAGATGCCGCCACCGGTGCCGTCGGCGGTCGCGCCGTCGAAGACCTCGGTCACGCTCGCAAGCGTGGCATTCGTCGGCGAAGATCCCTGCGCGCTGGCGCTGTCGATTGCATGCGCGAAGATGGACACCACCAGCGAATTGGGAGTTCGAACAGCCCCTAAGTCAGACGTTCCGGTGGTGGAAGCGGTGAACTTCCACGCTTGACCGAGCATGCGGAACGGATCGCCGGTGGTCGGGCACCCGCGGACCGCGAACATCACGCCGTAGGTATGGTCGCCGGAGTCGGCGATGGTCGGCGCGCTCTCGCTCGAGCCGGCCCGTTTCCAGAAGATGCCCAGACGCGTCGAGCCCGCTGCCGCGGCTGGGCCTATTCCATTCTGCGGACCGAGCTGCGCGTAGCCGGCGGGAGTGGCCAGCGCCTGCTGGCTCGATTGGAGCACCAGCACCAGGATATCGTCAGCGGCGACCGTCCCGGGCAGCGTTGCCGTCGGTGCGCCGGTGCTGCTGAACGCGGAGCCAACGGAGTTGATCGTCGGTAGCGTTCCCTTCGACCGCCGCAGAATCGCCGCGGTGGCGCGCTTGGAGACTCCGCCCTGATTGATAGGAATCTCGTCGGTCGGATCGACCTGCGTGGCGGCGGTCAGCGCACTGATCTTGGTGTCGGCCATGGTTCAGCCCAGCTCGGTGAGGACATCCGCGCCAGCGGTGAAGGTTCCGGTCTTCGTGTACTGCGTGGTCGCGCCATCCGGCTTTTGCACGGTGATGGTCGTCCCGGAGATGGTCACGTCGTTTCGCAGCGTCGTCGCCTCGAGCCACTCGGTGCCGGTCACCAGGGCCTCGTAGACGTTGGCAGGCATCACCCGGCACTCGAGTCGGATCGGCAGCGCGCCGGCCACGTGCACGAAGATCACGAGCGGGCCAAGCGTGTCCGTATCGGTCGCGTCGAGCACGGCGTAGTAGAGCCCGTTTGCCATGTGCGTCGCGCCGCCGCTGTTCTTGTTCGCCAGCGAGGTCGCGCCAGCCTTCCAGAGCTTGATATCGGTGTTGGCGATCGAGAGCCCCGTCTCTTCGGTGTTGCCGTCGGTCGAGTCCAGGAAGTACCCGAGCGGGACCTCCTGCGAAGCGGTGGATTGCTTGAGAGGAATCATGCGATGCCCTGCTGCCGGAGTTGGTGCACCTTCACGGTGACGGAGTTGCCGCCGATATCGTAGGTGACGTAGACATCGGGGATGGCGCCGGCGGCGTTCAAGGTCCCCATGGTCGCCGCGGGGCTGGCATAGGTGACCGCCTCGACGCGCTCGCCAGCGGAGGGCTCGCACTGCCAAACAGAGTTGAACGCGTCCACCACGCTGCCGAGGTAGTAGTCGCCGGGAGGCAGAGTCAGACCGGAGACTGCCCAAGTGAGCAGACCTCCGCCGGCAGGAACAGCCTGCCCGGCGGTGGCGTACTGGAGCGCGCCGCCCGCGACCCCCTCGTAGATCAGACCCTTGGCGTTGTCACCAGCAGCCGAAGTCGCATCAAACCGCACTGCGATCTCGGTGACGTCCGCGGTATCGGGCAGTGTGAACAGCCCGAACAGCCCGCGGTCGTTGGTGGTTGGGAACGTGTCCGTGCCCACCCCGGTGTTGCCAAAGGTCGGCACCGATCACTCCCCGAGCACGACCAGCTCGTACAGGCCGCGCGTCCACCAATTGAACGAGCGCGGAGGGTTGACGCGATACCTCGGGAGCCACACCGCGGTGCGGGTCTGATTCTCGAAGTTGCGCACCGCCGTCTGCTTGAGCTGCGCCACGCGGAGACGCGCACGAGACGCGTCGAGCCCCAGCGCCTCCTTCGCTCGAGCAGCGAAGGCCACGAAGCCGGCCACGTCCAGCGCGTGCGTCATGTTGCCCTCGTCCGGGCCCGCGTCGCCGATCTCGGTGCCGCCCGCCAGGTAGGCCGGGAAGACCAGGCCCTCGAACTCGGAGCCAGGCGCCGACTGGTAGACGTAGAAGCCGCGCGTCGCCGGCGTGTCCAGGTAGTCGAAGTAGTCGGACGCCTGCCGGAAGATCTGCGCAGCGGCGGCCGGAGCCGCCACGGCGTACAGGCGCGCTGCCTGGAAGTAGAGCGCCGACATCCACGGCGACGTGACCAGGTCGGTCGGTTGGGTGCCGCCGGGGCCGCCGCCCTCGTGCTGGGTGTACGTCACCAGCGGCGCCTTCCGACCAGCGCACGCCGCGTCCCACTGGTCGACCATCAGCTGCGCATTCCGCAGCGCGGACGCGGCGCCGGTGCGCGCGTGGTACTGCATCGCAGCATTCAGGCGCACCCAGAGCTCGCGCTCGGTCCACAGGCCCGCGTTCGGGTTAAACGTGTCCGGGAACCCGAGTTGCGCCGCCGCGTAGGCCGCGTCGATCTTGGCCGCGTTGGTCGACCAGGAGTGCACATAGCTGTACTTCGTGTCCTCCTCGCCCACCTTGTTCATGAAGATGCCCGCCGGAGAGAGCCGCGACTCGTAGTAGGCCAGGAGCGACATGGCCTCAGATTGCCACCGGGTGTCGCTGGTCATGGCGAACAGCATGCGGAACGCCTCCGGCCGGTCGAACAGGAAGGGCTCGTAGGTGGTGTCGGTCAGCGCCCAATAGCCAAAATTCTCGTTGAACGGGTTGGAGCCGGAGCCAGGCTCGCCCACGTTGAGCGCCACGGTGTGGCCGCCGTAGGACCACTCGCGCGCAGCGATGTGCGCGAAGTTGACCAGCGTGGCCAGGAGGGACGCGGTGCTCGGCGCCGGCGCAGGGGCTGGGGCCGGCGAAGGGGCTGGTGTGGGGGCCGGAGCCGGCGCAGGAGCCGGCGCAGGAGCCGGGCTGGGGGTTGGGGCAGGGCTCGGCGCCGGAGCCGGTGTCGGGGCCGGTGTCGGCGCGGGAGCGGGCCCGGGAGCCGGAGCGGCGTCCGGCTCGAGCGCGTCGACCAGGGTGCGGACTTGAGCGACGGCGGCGGCGAGCTGCGCCTTCTGTGCGGCAGTGATCGGCATGGTCAGCCCCCCAGAGCGGTCAGAGCACCGGCGCGGCCGGCGTCTTCCACCGCATCCGCATCGGCGGCGGCCCGGAGCTGGGCCTTGGCGGTGTCGATCTTCTGCTGCAGGTCGACCACCTGCGCCAGCGCGGCGTCGCGCTCGGCTAGGGCAGCGTCGAGCTGCGCCTGGGTGGGGCCGGTCGGCACTTCGGGGTCGATCACCAGGGCGGCGACCTGATCCTCGAGGCTGGTGGCGAGCGCCTCGAGGCTGGATTTTTGGGCTTGCGAGAGTGGCATGGTGGGCCTTTCAGTGGGACGGAGGGAGCCGGTGCGCGAGCGCGATCACCAGCCGGAGGGAAAGTAGGAGTTGCCGGTACCGGTGCCGGCGGTGGAAGTCTGCACGAAGCCGCCGATGCCGTCACGCCCTGGCGGTCCCTTTTCGCCCTTCAGGTCGACCGCCTCGCCCCAATCGCCATCGGGACGTTCGAACTGCAGCTGCGTCCCGCGCCACCGGTGCGCTGGCATCGGTCCGACGGGACCTGGATCTCCGCGCGGCCCGGCCTCGCCTCGAGGCCCGCGCTCGCCGGCCTTGCCCGCGGCGCCTGGCGCGCCGGCCAGACCTCGAGGCCCGATCGGACCACGCTCGCCAGTCGCGCCGCGCTGGCCAGCGGCGCCGGCCGGGCCTGGTGCACCGTCCTTGCCAGCGGCGCCAGGAGCACCAGGAGCGCCGTCGGCACCATCCTTGCCGTCACGCCCGTCGCGCCCATCCCTGCCGCGCAGGGCGGCACGCTTAGGCTTCGGCGGTTGCTCGAGCGATTCGTCGGGTGAGGGCATCGCCGAACTGCAGCAGGCGCGCCGCAGCCTCCGTGTCTACCTGCTTTTGATGGGCGGCCTCGGCGGCGGCACGCGCCTCGAAGGCGGAGACGGCGTCGGTTACGCCGCGCAGCAGCTCGGCGCTGGCCGCGGCGACATCGGCCTTCACCTGCGCGACGACGGTCGACATTCCGGCGTCGATCGCGCGCTGCACGTCTTCGGCGGAAGCCGGGTCCTCTTCCTCGCCGTCGCCGGCCGGAGCTGCTGGTGCCGGCGCCGGCGCGGCCGCTGGCGTCTTGCCGAACGGATCCGGGCTGGCGTCCCGCTTGGCCAGCGCCGCGAGCGAGTAGTTCTGCTGCTGCACCATCGGCGAGTCGCCGCCTTCGGCCGGCTCGAGGTTGAACTTCGCCCGCGCCTCGTTCGGAGACGCGATGCCACGCTGCACCTTCAGGCCCTCCACTTCGGCCAGGGTCTTGGAGTCCATGCGCAGGAGATCGTCCAGGCAGAACTCGGTGCGCAGCGCGGTGCCGGCGATGCCCAGACCTTCGTCCAGCACCGCCTCGATCGACTCGAAATGCTTTTGAAGGCACTGGTTGTAGTACTGCTGCCAGAGCGCCTGCACGTTGTCGTAGCTCGGTTGCTCGCCCACCCCGACCATGAAGCCTGGCACGTGGAACGACGTGCACACCCGCTTGTCGGACAGCTCGAGCTGCTCTTTCTGCTGCGCGTCGGTGGCGTCGACCGCCATCGATTCGAACTTCAGCGAGTCACCGAGCACCGCCACCTTGCCGATTTTCTCCGCGGTGTAGTTCGACTCCCACTCGCGCTTGAGACGCGCCGCGACCTCGTCGCTGATGGCTGCCGGCGCCGTCAGCACGCCGCTGGGCCGCGACATGTTCTGGAAGAAACGCGCCGCGGCGGCGTCGATGCGCAGACCCAGCGTGGCGGCCACGCCGCACGCGAAGATGGGAGACGTCCCGACCAGCGGATGGAACAGGCACTCCATGCGATCGTGGATGATCTCGCTGGCGGGAACCGCCGGCAGGTCGATCGGTAGGCCGGAGAGGTCGTCGCTGTTGAGCTGGTAGAACACGTCGCCGTTCGGAGCCACCAGGGGCTGCACGCGCGTCGGGTCCAGCACGTAGAGCTTGACCACGATGCGGCGCGCGTCGCGTACCTTCAGCACGTAGGCGTTGCCGCGCTGCAGCTTCGAGATCATCCACGTCTCGATGAACTGCTGCCGGGTCTGGTAGTGGTTCGGCTTGCGCAGCACCGGCGAGAAAGCCGGGTTCTGCGTGACCTCCCAATACCCCTCGTCCTCGCGCATGCGCAGCTCGAGCCCGACCTTGGCCACGTCGCTGGCGATCAGCGTGATGCACGCATAGACGGTCGGGTGGGAGAGCACCTTGTCGACCACCACCTCCACGTCCTTCTGGAACGTGTCGGGGCCATCGCCGAACCAGGAGAATCCGACACCGCGCCCGCGTGTCGGCACTTGGGAGAGCATGCCCGCTTTGCGCAGCAGGCCAGTCACGCCGCGGCGCAGGATGGGCGCGAACTTCACTCGGGCGTCCCGGTCACGTCGCGGCGCTGGTAGCGGCGACGGGTGGATGCCGGCTCGTCGGCCGGCGGCGCGGTTTCGAGGTTGCCAGCCTCGGGCTTCTCCGCGGTGCCGGATTCGGAGGCTTGCGCCTCGCTGGCGCCCTGGCGCGATGAATCCAGGTCGGAGCCGGTCGAAGCCTGCGCCTCGAGCGACTGCTTGCGGTAGCCCTTGCCGCGCTTGGTGGCGACAGGAGCGGGATCGGGAACGGGATCGGTGATGGCCTGCGGCACTTGCACGTGCCGGGTGGCGTGACCGATGGCGCACAGCAGGCGCGCGTCGGATTCACCGGTGGCCTCGAAGTGGTCGCCTGCCTTGAGCCGCCGGCTGGCGTAGGGGAAGGCGCGCAGAGCTCGCAATGGGACGGACATCAGTGGCCCTCCTGTGGAAAGGCCCGGGCATTGCTGCCCGGGCCGGTTCAGGACGCGAAGACGATCAGCTGACCACGCCGCCGTATTCGGCGTTCGACAGCACCACCACCGCGCCGGAACGACGCTTCTGGTAGTTGATGCGGCGGACGACCTTGAAGCCGATCGACTCGGTCTGCCACAGGTTCACCAGCGTGGCGGACGCCGCGGTCGGCGTGTCGCTCGCGCCGGCCGGAGCGTCGTCCTGCTCCAGCGTGGCCGTGTCGGTCATCGACAGCTCGATGCCGGAGTCGCCGATCTTCCAGATGTCGCTCGGCTTCATCAGGATCCAGTCGCCCGGGGTGACGTTGTCGCCGGTGTAGACCGTGTCGCCGAGCAGCTCGCCGCCCGTCGCGCGCAGGCCCGGGAACTCGACCTGACCCAGCGAATTGACCAGGAGCGAGAGCGCCTTGGCCATCGACGGGGTCATGATCTGCACCAGGCCGCTCGCGTTCTTCGCCGTCAGGAACGGCGCGTAGAGCGACATCAGGTCCGCGCGCACGGCCGCCGCGTCGGTGCCCGTGGGCGCCAGCGCAACCAGGCCATTCAGCAGACCCGCCGGCGAGACGCCAGCCGAAGCGGCCGCGCTGCCGAGGAACGTGGTGTCCACGCGCTGCGCGCTCGCCTCGGCGATGCAGTCGCGGATCCACTGCTCGGCGGACGGCTGCGAGTCCATGATCAGCTCCTTCGAGCTGACCGCGATCGCGCCCACCTTCAGCGGCGTCAGCTCGACGTCCGAAGCGTCGGCCTTGGACACCGGGATCGCCTTGGACTCGCCGACCCAATAGCCGGTCGCCGCGCCGTCCTGGCCCTTGATGTGCACGCGCGACGGGACGGAGCGCAGCGGCAGACGGTCGAAGACGGTCATCGAGTACAGGAACTCGATGAAGTCGCCGGTGTAGCGCGTGTCGGACTGCGCCAGCTCGGCGCCCCACTCGCCGGAGCCGGTGCCGGCGCCGGCCACGCCCGCCTTGATCCAGTTGATCAGGTTGGGGTGCGACTTGCCCCAGCGATGGATGGCGATGTCGATCGGCGAGACGTAGGAGCCCTGCTTCATCGCGATGAACGCGGCCGCCTTGGCGATCGCGGCACGGACGTAGCTCTGGCCCTTGAACGTGTCCTCCGGGTCGGTCTTGCGGACGAAGCCCATGGGGCCGCGCGACTCGCCGGCGGCCTTGGAGTTGTCACCGTTGACCGGACGTGCGGCGGCGCCGTTCAGAGCCTCCAGCGACTTGGCGCGGATCTGGTCGTCCAGCTGGTCGACCTCGGCGAGCAGGCCATCGAACTCGCCCGCCTCGTCTTGCGACAGGCGACGCTCGGCCGCCTTGGCGGCGTCCTGCAGTTCGGTCATGCGCGCCGTCTTGGTCGCGCGGGTTTCACGGAGCTCGGCGAGCTCCTGGTAAGCGGTTTTCATGGTGGAGCCTTTCCCCGTTGGGGTTTGTGAGCCGCGCGGAGCGGCGGACTTGCTGAACCCCGGGACGCCGGGAAGTGCGGAAGCCCGACCATCCGACAGCGCACGGTGGCCAGACGCGGCCAGCGATGCCAGATCGGCGGACTTGATCGCAAGGATGGTGGCCTGCTCGTTCGCCGGGATGGTCACCGCGGACAACTCGAGCCAGAGCCACTTGAGGATGTGGTACCCGTAGGTGCCTTCGATGCGCGCCGTCTCCTGGGCGTTGAACCCGATCGACAGGCCGCGCACCAGGCCGGACTTGATCATCTGCCAGGCGGTGGTGAGCCGGGTCTTCAGCTCGCCGTCCTCCTGGATGTTGGCGACCTCGGCGTCGACCTCGATGCCCTTGTCGGTGACGCGAGCAGAGGTGATCCAGCCGATGGGGTCCCGCGAGTCGTGCTGCCACAGGAGCGGGATCGGGAGCTTAAACATCGCTCCCTTCGGCTCGACCACGTCGCCCATCCGGTCGGTCTGCGGCGTCGAGGCAATGCCGGAGAAGCGCCGCTTCCCGCCATCCTCGGTGGCCGCCTTGATCTCGAGCGTGGAGTAGGCGCGCTGGTTCATGGAGCATCCCTCGGCCAGCCGGCCGGCAGTTCTGACAGGGCGAAGGATACTGCGATTCAGACGAAGAACGACTGAAACTGCTTTGCAGGCGGCGCCACCAGGCTCGAGCCGATGCCCATCAGCAACGCGACCATGTCATCGATCTTGTCCGCCGCGCGCCGCTTGTCGGGTGCCGTGTTCATGTTCACGTCGCGCCGCGCCACCAGGTTGGACGCGCACCAGTTCAGCACCGGGTCGTTGCCGTGGTTCAGGAGCCCAGACGAATAGGCCCGCTCCAGCTCCTGCATCGCCGGGTGGTAGGAGCGAGGGCCCTGGATGAACTCCACCATGGGGAGCCCGTCCTTTTCGAGCTTGGCCACCAGCTGCGCAGCGTTCCACCGGTCGAAGCCCACCGCCTTGATCTTGAACCGCCGATGGGCAGCGAGGATGTGCTCGCGCACCACGTCGTAGTCCACCACCTCGTCGCCCGCTTCGATCAGGTACTTCGAGCGCACCCAGGGCTCGTAGGGAACCAGGCCGCGCTCGGTGCGATGCTTGATCGCGGTTCGGGGGACGAAGCGCCACCCATGCGTGAACCAGCAACCACCGGACTGCCACACCAGCCTGAACGAGCACAGATCGGACGTCGAAGCTAGGTCGAGCCCGCCGTAACACTCGACTGACCTCAGCGCCTCGAGGTCGACCGGCCCGGAGCACTTCCGCCACTTGGACAGGTTCACCCAGCCGCCGGCGACGGAGCTGCGCCGGTTCAGCCGCTTGATGCGGAACTCCGCGTGCCGGCCGGGCATCGCCTTTGCCTCGATCGCCTCCTTGCGGATCTCCGAGAGCAGGATCGGGTTCACTTCGATCAGCGGGTTCGCCTTGATCCAGGTCGACTCGTCGAAGTCCTCGTCCGCCGGAAGCCCGGCCTCCTCGTCGGCCTCGTCCACCGCGTAGATGATCGCCAGGAAGTGGTCCGCCTCCACCAGCTCCTGCAGCACCTGCTCGGCGAAGTGCCGCAGCTCGGGCCAGGGGCCCGGCGACTCGTAGCCCTCGGTGGTGGTGAACAGAAACAGCGGGTTGGCGCGAGCACCGGCGGCGGAGCGCAGCACGTTGAGCAGGTCGTGGTTCTTGTGCGCGTGGATCTCGTCCAGGATCGTGGTCGAAGGGTTCAGACCGTCCTGCGTCGAAGCCTTGGCGTTGATCGGCTGAAACGAGCCGCCGTTCTGGTAGCTGGGGATGGAGTTTGCGAACGCCTCGAGCCCGAACGCCTCGCGCAGCGCGGAGGTCTTCTCGACCATGCGCTTGGCCACGTTGAAGACGATCCGCGCCTGCTTGCCGGTGGTGGCGCCGGAGATCACCTGCGGGCCCAGCTCGTCCTCGCAGCACTGGCAGTAGAGCCCGATCGCCGCGGCCACGGTGCTCTTTGCGTTCTTCCGGGCTATGGCCTTGAGCGCCATGGTGAAGCGCCGCGTGCCGTCGGCCTTGCGGAACCCGAACAGCTGGACCACGAAGAACACGTCGCTCTCGTGCAGCACGATGCACGGCTGCTCGCTGCCGTCGGCGTTCTTCCACTTGCCCTCTACGTGCGGCAGGCACTCGATGAACGCGCACGCGCGCACCGCCTCGTCGCGGTCGAAGTAGAACGGGCCGCCACGCTTGCCCGCGCGGTCCAGGTCGCGGATGTAGCGGCGCGCCGCCAGGCGGATCCACTTTCCGAAGCGGGCCCGGTTCTTCTCGTCGGCGGCACGCTTGGCGTAGGCCAGCGCGATGCCGCAGTAGTCACGACCGTCCTGGTCGCTTGAACGCGTTGAACGGGTTTTCTTGGGCACCGGCGCCACCTGAGCCATTGAGCCGGACGCGAGCGCTCGGCGTCATGCCGAACTCGGCCGCGTACCGCACCATGTCGGACATGGCCTTGTTGGCGATTCCGACCAGCGGATTCTGGACGATGTTGTCGCCGGTCGTCTTCACCAGGAGCCCGGCGGAGTGCGGGTCGCGCTCGCGCATGGCGGCCAGCGCGCGCTCGGCCTGCGCCCACCGGCCGTAGGCCTGACAGTAGGCCGCGAACGCCGACCGGTCGAGCGAGCTGACCAGCTTTAGCGCGACCAGCGCCTGCATCATCCGCCCCCACTCCACCTTCGCGTCGTCGGACAGGAACGGCGGCGGCGAGACTTCCTCGATCACCACCGGGAGCTCTTCGCCCTTCTTCGGGAGCGCGCGCTTGCCCGGGTTGCCGCGGACCAGCTTCAGGTGGGTCGGGGTTGGCTTGCGCCCGCGCGTTGCCACGTCAGGCCGTCTTGCGGTGGCGCGTCGTCTTGGTGGGGGCCTCGGCAGGGGCGGCCGGCCCCGGCGCCGCCGCGGCCGGTTTCTGCCGCTCGGCGCGCACCGCGGCGAAGGACTTCCCGGTCGCCTCGAGCACGGCGGACTTGCCGGTGAACGCCTCCCAGCGCAGCACGTCGACGTCCACGTAGCGCGGGTCCAGCTCGATGGCCCGGCAGTGCCGGCCAGTGACCTCGCACGCGATGATCGTGGTCCCGGAGCCGGAGAACGGCTCGAACACCGGGTCGCCAGGGTCGGAGTTGTTCACGATCGGCCGCCGCATCGCCTCTACAGGCTTCTGGGTGCCGTGCCCGGTGTCGGACTTCACGTGCTCGATGAACCAGACGGTCGACTGCTTGCGCCCGCCATGCCAGTCGGCGGTCTCGCCGTCCTTCACCGCGTATCCGACCAGCTCGTGCTCCGGCACGAAGCGCCAGTGGTCGTCGGCTTCGGATTCGCGCACCCCGTACAGGGCCGGCTCGTGTTGCCAGTGGTAGTGCCCGCGCGAGAGAGCAGGCCGGGACTTCACCCAGACGATCTGCGCCCGGATCTTGAACTTGCACGCGACCAGGCTGTCCTCGACGGTGCCGGCGTGCAGGCCGGCGTGCCAGACGTAAGCCACGGAGCCCGGGAACAGCGCCCAGACCTCGCGCCAGTCGGCCCGGTCGTCGTTCATCACCTTGCCGGTGGCCGCGCCCTTCGAGCCGACCCCGTCCTTCTGCCGCCAGGACGGGTCGTACTCCACGCCATAGGGCGGATCTGTAACCATCAGATGCGGCCGCGATCCCCCCAGGGCCCGGTTCACTGTTTCTGCCTGTGTCGAGTCGCCGCAGGCCAGGCGGTGATTCCCCAGGAGCCAGACGTCCCCGATCACGCTGACCGGGTCCTTCGGAGCCGGCGGAGCGTCGTCCGGGTCGGTCTTGCCGCCGCCGTTCGGGAGCATGCGGAACAGCTCGTCGCGCGCGAACCCGATCACGGCCAGGTCGAAGTCGGACGCCTTCAGCGCCTGCAGCTCGCCCGCGAGCAGCGCCTCGTCCCACCCGGCGTTAAGCGCCAGCTTGTTGTCGGCGATCACGTAGGCCCGGAACTGCTCGTCGGTCCAGCCGGACGCGTCGAGCACCGGCACCTTGCCGGCTGGGAACGCCTCCGGCCGCTGATCCTCCGGCGCATTGGGCCCGGGCGGCGGATAGACGCGCTTCCCGGCGCCGTACAGGAGCCTGCAGGCCGCCAGGGTGCCGTGGCCCTTGGCCACCATGCCGTCGCGGATCACGATCGCGCCAGCCATGCCGAACGCCTCGATGGAGTCGGCGATCTGCTGGACCTGCAGCGGCGAGTGCGTGCGCGCGTTGCGGTCGTAGGGCACCAGCGCCTCCACGGCGCGGTAGGAGAGCCGGAGCTTGCCGTCACTCATCGCTGGGCCCCGTCACACCCCCGGTCCGCAATTCGCGGGTGCGAAAATTCGAC